GCACTTGAAGATGTTGCAGCCGCCACAATGACTGACTTGTTTTCTAATTCAATGTTACCTTTGTTCCAGTTAATAACTCCTTGTTGCATCCACTTCGGTAGATTTTCATATGCTAACTGTACTCTACTTAAAATATCTCTAGCAGTAGATGATTTGTTTGCTAGAATAGCAATATTAGAGTTAGGATTAAATAAGGCATAATGCAATAGATATGATACAGTAGTGGTAGATTTACCAGACTGCCTAGGTAATTTACAAATTGTGAAACGGTTGTCATGGATTGTCCTTACGATATGTTTTTGAAAGTCGTACATCTTGAACGGCACTAAACCCTCGTCTAGTGACACAATACGGATGTAATTGGTCATAAAATAGATAGGGTCTTTAGCACATTTCTGGTACTCTTTTATCTGTTCTTTAGTGAATTCAATAGGTGTGTTAACCTTTTTTAAATTCGGATTTCCTAGATATGCGTCACTCATTTTTTAAAATCTATGTTAATTGATATTCTTTTCTTTGCGTAATATGGGTGTGAAGCTGCATGTAATATTTGTCCGTCAAAAAATACTATTCTACCTTTTTTATGTTTTACTCTTGTCATAACTGTTTTATCATCATTAAACAACCATGTATCTCCATCACTCTCATTTACATAATAAAGACCTACAATATGGTCTTCGTGTTGGTCTCTATGAGCTTTATTGTGTTTTTCTAAATCACCATAAGGACAAATTGGTTTAAAGTTTGCCTTTGCCCGGATAATTGTATTTTTTATATTAAGTTCATTTAACAATCTATCTAAAATAGGAACTTTAAATCCTGAATTGAGTTCTTCTTGTATTACAAATGAATGTGCAAATTGCATATAATCATAGAATGGTAATCCAAAATCATCTTCAACTTCATTAACCGAGTATTCATTATAAAACCATGGAAATTTATTACTGTCTAATAAATTTTCTTCTATATAATCTTGTGTATCTTTTGATACTACATCATCAAATATTTGATATCTATTATTTTCTAAATCAATCATTAATTACTACACCCTCAATATGTGTATAACCTAGTTTAATAGCCGCTTGTACTCTTTGACTACCTCGCCATACACTAAACTCTTTCTCGAAATATGGTTGACCGCCAGCACCATATCTTGGTGTCTTTGAAATTGAATGTCTTAATACTTCGATAGGATTTATTAACTCTTCGCCTTGTAATAATTCTGGCAAAGGTGTCATAGATTTAATGTAGGTTAAATCTGCTAGATTAAATTTTTTCTTCTTCGGTACTTTTAGTTGTGCCTTCAATAATTTCATCATCATCTTTCCTATTTAACATTTTCTGTAATTCATTTGTAGAACCAACAAATAAAGCATTTTTTATTTGTGTATTAGCTGATTTTGGTAATTCTTTTAAATCTTTTAGTTTCTTTTGTAAGTCTTGTAGTTTATCTACTGTTGTTGCAACCTGACCTATTAATTGTCCTGCAACTTCATATGCTCTAGGATGTTGACCCTCTTTAGCAATTTCTAATATACCCTCAATGGCTTCATTACCTTTGTCGATTAAATGATAATAGTTGTCTCTACTATTTGTATAGTCATTATCAATATCGTCTTTCTTTTCATCTATTGTTCTAGGTACTGGTGCTGGTTGTTCAAAGTCTGAAATTGCAACCTCACTTTTCTTTTCAATACCTAATAAATCGTTTACGCTATCTTCTAATTTGCTCATTATTGTTCACCGTTCTCATAAAAAGTTATTGTTGTTGTAAATCCGAAATCGTCATCTGCGTCTGCACTTGTTGGATTAGGTTGAATAACTATTTTCTCTTGTGTTAATGCATTTGGTAAATCAGCAGAAGCGTCAGCTGTTACCTTTCTAATAATCTTACTGTTATTCATAGGACCATATAGATATGTTTTTGCTGTAAATCCTAATGTATAAATTACTGCTCTTCTATTTGTAAAACTACCATCATAAGTATCTTCATATTGTACACCATTTAGAATAATAGGTACATCTGTTTTAATATCCATTTCAGGAACGGCATTAATTGTTACCGTATAATCTGGTTGAAAGTAGGGTAATATCTGTTCAATAATTTGCAAACCATTTTCGGCAGTTGCTGTAAATGTATATAAATTAAAACTAATATCATAAGGTACAGGTTGATAATTAAAATTCATAGTCTCATCATTTTTAACCTTAACTCTTTTCTGTACTCTAGTTAGTTTTCTTGAACCATCATATGCCAAACCTGTAATCTCAAATCCCATTCTAGGCAATACAACAGCAAACTCTCTGTTATTCAAATCAGATTGTTGGTCTAATCTTTGTATAAACTTTTCTTTTGGTGCATATGCTAAAGGTACTCTCATTCGACCTGTCACACCACCAGTTTTGTTTTTTGTTTGTACAAGTATATTATTAAAAATTTGACCAAACGCTACGGTCAACTTTCTAAAACTTTGATTGTAATAATGGTTACCAAACATTATAGTATCTTACCTTTATTAGGTCCGTTTTTAATTCTATATCTTTGTGTGCCTGTTGCACCAATTTCAACTTCTTTTCTTAAATTTTTAGACATCTCTAGTTCTTTTTTTTGTTTATTCATTTTATTAGTATGTTCTAATAATTGTTTTGTTCTATCTCTATCCATTATTCATCAATCTCCCCAAATGGGTTTCTTTCGCTAAAGTCTATGATATCGTCTGCAAGACTTTCAGTTGTATAACCCGCTTCTGTATTTAAATTTAGATTGTCTGCATATGCTGATTGTGTTTGTGTAAATTCTGGACTTTCTCCAACATAAGTTTCTAACATTAAGAAAGCATTTTTACCTGTGTTATAACCTTGTTCTAACATAATTGAGCCTTCGCCATCTAATGCAGCCTGGCCATCTTCTAATGACATCTTATGTTTAAAGTAATTTAATGAATACTCATCTTCAGCCTTATCAATACCCTCAACGCCTGTATTGATTTGTTCGTTTGAATATTCCCAACGAGTGACACGAAGTTTGTAAACTGGTAAGTTGCCTAATTGAAAGAAAGGCTCTTGGTCTTCTACAAATAGTATTTCAAAAAACGAATTCATTAAGGGTACATAAATTACATCACCCTCATTTGGTCTACCTGCAGCTATTAGATTTGATTTATTACCAACTAAATAATCCCAACTTCTCTTAGCAACCATTAAGGTTGTATCGTCTCTTATTTCTAAACCAAACTTGTTGATTAATTCTTGGTCGCCAGCAAAACCTTCATTTGTTTCAAAGTACATTTCGATAGCATAGCTATCATCAAAACGAGAAGAGGTGTCCTCTCCTAAAATAAGGTCTTGATTAACTAATGTACGAGGTAGGTAGTGAACATCTTGGCCATAAATCTTTAGGCCTTCAACGATTAAATCTTCGTGTAACCTTTTCTCTGCGTGGTTACCAATGCCCTTACCTGCCTGAAAGTAGTGATTAACTGGCATGTCATTATCCTATCATCATTGCTGGATTTAATTCGTATGTACTTCTAATATCTGTTTCTAGTTTTTCAATCTCAGCTAATGCTTGTGAATAAATTTCTGCACCATTTAATGAAACACCACCTAACATGGCAACACCATTAAATTTAGATAAGTTGGCACCCCATTGTGCTTTGAATTTTGCTGTGACATATCTTTTTAGATATAAGTCATTATAAACATCTGAATGTTTTGTAGGGTCTAATTCTCTATAACACTCAATAACTAGATATTCGCCGACTGCTAAATCATTTTTCCAATCCATGTCAATATACAGTCTGTTATCGTTTTGATTAAATCTTAAAGGTTTTTCTCCTACTAGTATGTGGTCCAAAAAGTCTAGTTGTCTCATAACAACATCATAATTGATTACACTTGTAGATGAGAAGTCGTATAGGTCATTTAATCTTAATTGGTATCTTACATCAAATAAGTTTAGATTACCTTTGTTTGAAAAAGGAAAGATATTAATTACAGACAAAACACCTTCGGGAACATTCAAGTAATTGTTTTGTTCTAACCATTCTGTGGTTGTAGAATCCACAGTCACAGTCTCACTAGAGTTACCTGTTAATCTAGCCTTTTCAGCCTCTGTTAACTGGTACTTTAAATAAGTCCGTCTAATAGCGTCATAATGATATTGTGCGAAATACTGTAAACTTTCGTCTATTCTATCTTCAAGTTGGTCATCATCTGCGTTAATCTCTATTACAGGATGTCCTAATGCTCTTAAAGCGTATTCCTTTAGTTGTTGTCTTGTTGATGGTTTTGCCATATCTTATACCTTTTTGTTCCTCTACGGTATATTTATAATAGTTATTTTATCTTGGGGAATAGATTATCGGAACAAAACAACTTAATGTCTTCCTCTGGTAAACCAAGTCTTTCCATAACTTTTGGTGTATGTGGATTCATTTGTTGATGAGTACAGTAATAGTTTTGTGCCTCAATAACATCTTTTTCATCACTATCACCATTGTATTCACCTATATGTCTTATATAGTGATTTAATGTTCCTAAAGATATATCACATACTTGTTGAGCTTCTTCATCTTCTTGTATATTACCAGCTGCTATCATACCAGGACTAAAAATTGCTTTTGCCCAATCAGGCA